GTTCTATGTTTAATGTCGTAGAAATTATAAAGAACGACATTAGACAAATTACGCATGCCTACGCGAAATTTTTATAACGTGATCCAACACGGTGTTGATAGTAATTTTGTTTAAGCAGTCGTCATCAACTAACTGCACAACATACAATGCCTGCTATTGGCTTAAAGAGATTTATTTATTTTGAGACGTTCAAAACGCTCCCTCATCTGATGACATATCATTGAAAAATATTGGTCGTCATCTTGATAGGGATCATTCTTTCCATACATTCCATCATCACCTTCAATGGTTAAACATTCTTCTTTTCCCAGTTTAATATTTGTTAGATTTCCTGGTACTTCTATTACGAAGAAATCCCCCGATGATGGTGTCGTAGGACCTACTCCACCAGTATATTGCACAATGGCTGGTGTTCCTACTACATCAACGCATGCCATATCAAAATATACAGCTGCACTTGTTGACGTATTTGTCAATCGATCCGATGCATTTGCATTGAATAACGTCGACACGACACAATTAGTTAGTGTTTGGGGGGGGAATGTTAGTGATGTTCCTGCTCCAATGAGGACCCACATCACTATATATCTTCCTTGTGTTACTGACAAAGGGAAATGATAAGCATTTCCAGACAATGTCCCTTGAAGTGTACTACTTGCATCCATTACATTTCCAAGAAATGGATTTGTATTATTGGGTGTAGCAGTAGAAGCCAAATGATAATGGCCCACAGCTTCTTCAGCATCACTAGGATTTTCTATTTTAGGTTTGAAAAATTCGATTTCATACGTTACCCACAGTTCACCAGCGACTCCTCCGTCTGCTTGCATACCAACTGTGGCAATCGAAAAATTACCCAAATCATATAGTCTCAAATCAGCATTAGCTGCTGGTGCTCCAGTACGAACATATAGTTCTTCTATGGATGTGTCTCTTTTTGCACATTCCACTGGATGTATAAAGGAAATGGACGGTTTTGATGAATTCGCAAATTCATAATTCTCCATCACAAACTTATTGGGAAATACAGGATTTAAAGCATTGTACTGCGTCGCCATCACCACACTTCCTAATGCGGAACTTGTAGCGGTTGACAATACAGCATCCGATGAGAGGCTTTTAAATTCAAAAAGTATTCCTCTCCATCGATATTGTTCAAAATGGGCAGCAATTGATGACAACCACGGAAAGGTTTCTATCAATCCAGGATTCAGCGGAAATTGAAGAATTTCAAACGCTGTGGAAGCAACAATATCTTGTAGATATTCTCTATGCCTCACTATTACTCCTCCCGCACTCACAGAATTGACTATTGCTGGCGGATCTAATCCACCTACCATCAAACTGTTTTCTCCCACTTTATAATCACCAAATCCGGTGACTAAAGATGCTACCCCTTTCCCCAATAAAGACATCGCTCCTCTTGCCAATGTCCCTAATATTCCATTCCCTTGTTTATTACGTCCTCTACGTCTAGGACGGGCGCGTTGCCTAGCAGGTAAGTTGACTACCTCAACTACCTTAGGTCTTAATTTGTTTTGCCTTCTTGGCCGCCGTGCCTTTCTTCTCATAGCACGTGGCTGATTGCTTATTCGTTGTCTGTTCATAATTTAAATTCAATAATTCAAATTTCTCATGGCTATAATTGTCATATATTGGACACTCAATTTGCATCATACTCTCAATCTTCGGATACGTATATACATATCTAGTATAATAATCTTGAGCATCGACATGACAATTGGATACTATAACCGGCAGATCCATGGGTGATAGATCATTCTTATGATCCAAATAAGACTCAATTTCTAATTGATCTTCTACTCTTAACCCAAATTTCTTCTCGACAAGCAATCTAGTCTTAGGCCCAACTGGTTTGACTGGTATTCTACTATGCGTCTTGATTACTTTCTGTATTTCATCTTTTTCATATTGACACATGTTGCCATAATTGGCATATTTCCCTTCCGTCATTCTCAATCCATATTGGGCTAAACTAGCAAGGACTGGACAACCAGGATACTGATAAGCTAGAGATAATGCTTTTGATCTCAATAGCCCCAACCTCTTATTTAGTGTTGCGTCAGCATAACTCTTTGTCGTCCATCCAAAATCCAGTATTGTTGAAATCGGGTCAGTGACATTTATCATTTCATCTTCATCGGCAATTATGCCGCAAAAAGACCCTTCTGTCAGTGACTCATACTCATCTAATTTAATTGTGAGTCCGATATCCGCAAAATCTTTAGGGGTAGGCGTTGGGCCATAAAATGTGAATATTCCATCATCACCTTCAACTCGACTACGGAGACTTTCCATTTTGAGTTCTTCAGCAATGAACATCATCGACATTAAATTAGCAAAAGAATTGCCCAATGATGTACACATTTCCCCAGACA